TGCAAATCATTTTTTGATTTGCAGGTAGTACCGTTTAGTTGTGTTAAAGTATTGGTATGTGTTTTCTTTTTAGAACGCAAACATGCATTACATAATTGAATATTTAATCCGGTCAAGCAAAGACCGCCGAAAGGTAAAAATAAGCAACCGCGTACAGACTTTTAATTAAGTCGACAGAGCAGTGTATACATTTTGCTCAATACTAGGAGAAGTATTGTTTAAAACAGCCGTATAGTAACTAGGTTACTGAACCGGCGTCCAGAGAAACTGAGTGTTTCTTGGGACATGTATACGAATTTCAGCCATATTTATGGTATCTTTTCGGAAGTCTCTAATGACTTCCACTTCCCTCGCCCTAATAAATAATGTACCCCTTACTGATCAGCCTTCATTGGTAGAACTATCGTCATAATTAATGACAAGGAAGCAAATTTTATAATTTGTGGACACGTGGGTGCTCAATTTTAGATTGACCGCACGACGCAAACACTTTGGGGTGTCTCCCGGGACTAATGCCCGTTCCCTAAAAGAGTGATTTGATAGTGAAGGAATTTTTAAAATTGAGAACATGTTGATTGGTTACGCGCGTTTAGCCGAACGCTACGCTTCAACATGCGCCGTCTGCCTTTCCAAAGACTTGAGGAAAGGAATATACAGACATGATATGGATCTCGCTTACTAGGTGTGTGAGAATTCAAGGCTACAAAAATGGAACCGTGTGGGTTAGCAGCCCCTAAGTTCCAAATAGTATGAAACTACGAATGAGACAAACACCGAGAAGACCTTGGCAGAGCAAGGAACCCCTTTAAACAACATCAATACAGAACATAACACTTGTTCTGTGTCTGACGTGAGAAAATCTTCACTGGATACAATCCTTGAAGACGAAGAGGAGCCCAAATTTTCCTCTGAAGTTCGAAGAAACTTCAAAAATAAACATGTAAGACGCGCAACCTTTCAAGATCCATCTGAAATTAAAGCTTTAGAGGATATGATAGGCGACGTGAATTTCGGTGATAACTGGATTTTGAAAGAAAAATCCAAAACTAAAACCGATGGCATGTCCAAAGCCGAATTAAGACAATTTGTCATAGATCATCAAGCAGACGGCGATCTTGAAATAAACGATGACATTGACATTTGTTTGAAGGAGGCAGCGGTAGGAAAATACCTCAGATCCAAACAAACCCCAGGAAGCAACAACTTTAAGTCTAAAAAACGCATTGCGTTTCTTAAAAGAAGTGCTAAGAGAGCGGCACAAGATGTCGAACCTCACGGCCTCGAACCCCCTCCTGGGCAACAAAGCCGAGATCCACCTGAAAATGGATTTTCAACCCCCTGTGATGAACCACCAGTCAAACTCACGTTAGCTCAAATTGAAAGACGCAACGAACTGGTTCGCATTGCAGACACACCCCCAGTACGTCCTGAATCACCACCTTCTGAATTGTTTGATATGTTGAAAGAATTCAAACTACCTGAAGGATTAAATTCTGAAAACGACTCCGTAGACACTTGGATGTCGTATTTAGAAAATATAGTTATTTTAGGATATCAACTGGGAAAAGCAAAAAGCTTCACGGAAGTTTTCGTTGCCACAATCGCATACATCAAAATGCACACGAAGAAAAGTATCGTCAGAGAGATATTGGAGTTGATCGATACTATTTCTACGTGTGAGGATGATGCTGCCAAGAACCAACCCATGGGTTGGAGAGATATGTCTTGGCGCGATACGAATCAGAAATGGGATTTATTGAAGACTAACACTATCTTCACAAAATTCTCTTTTCTAATGTCGGCGGCAATGTCACTTACAATATGTGAAATGAAAGAAATCAAATGGTCACCTTTCGGACTTAAATTGATTTCAGTTGAAGCTGCCAAGAAACAACTCGCAGCTGTTGACGTGGTTGATGCCCTTATTTCAACCTTCACTTGGTGCGCAGAGACAGGATATCAAGTTTTCAAAGAGAGGTCCTTGCGACCTCTCCTTTATTCTGATCAAAACATGAGAACGTTTAACACTGAGTGTGATTACGTTCTTGCTCACGCTGAGAATGTCCTATCCGGTAACGGAGAAGATGTTCAGAGTTTTGAACAGAAAACTGACAAAGTTATAGCTCGGGTGACCGAGCTTAAGTCAGCAAAACCTGATGGACCAACAGCAATTTGGCTTCAACAACGCTACTCCGAACTTGTAGCCATAAAGTTCAAAATAGTAGCCAAACACAGAAATACCGCAATTCGATTCGCCCCTATAGGTTGGTCGTTAACCGGTTCTTCGAGTGTAGGGAAATCCACTCTTGGTAAGCTTACCATGAAAACCTCTTTGGAGGCTATGGGTTTCGCCTACGACGCTTCACGCATCATCACTAAAGATATGTTTGATGCATATGACTCTTTGTACACCTCTGACGTTCTCGGATTATTTATGGACGACATTGGGCAAGGGAAATCTGCGTTTTGTGAAGTGTCCCCAACAGACATCATTATCAAATTTTTCAATAATGTGGCCGCCACTGCGGTTAAAGCAGAGTTGAATTCTAAAGGTATAGTGTTCATTGGGTTCAAGTGTGGAGTTGTTACTTCCAATCTCGAAGACTTAGGAGCTCGAGAATATTCCAATCGTCCGGAAGCGATTTGGCGTAGGTTTTTCCATGCAAGGGTACATATCAAACCAGAGTATAGAATCCCAGGTGGGGTTTCACTCAACAAAAATCATCCAAATTTGACTAAGCCAGGAGCCAATCTTTGCGAGTCAATTTGGGAAATTGATCTCCAAGAATGCCACATTTTTGAATCCAAAACGGGACAAGACGCATCTTGTTTCCGTGTTCTTTGGATCGACGATCCTCCCGCTGATCTCCTCCCACATCGGAAAAGAGAGAAATATGCGTATGGAACTGGCATTCCGTGCACTAAATTGGACTTGAAAGAATACCTGCAGCTAGTAGTGTATTTGAGTAAGCAACACAGCCTACAACAAGACCGAGTAGTCAATAATTCGAATAACTTTGATGCGATGGCTACTTGTAAAAAATGCTGTCTTCCGGAACCACTATGTGATTGCCCTAAGGAACTTCCAGAAAAAGTTGTTCCCATGAGCATGGATGCGCTGACCAACATCATCGTCGATGCGACGAAAATGTCAGTTAAGTCCTACATAGATAGTTGGTTCAAGCCGATCAATTTGTTCAACCGGATATGCGGAGTCCGGCCAGTCAAAGCAATAGCCACTCATGAGTTGAGTAAAGAGATGACATCAGTGTTGAACCACACTGCAACGCCATTTTTAATATCTTTGACACCTGAATGCGTCTTTAGATCATCTGCATTCCAAAAGATGATTGGTTTGTGGCAGCGCTCAGCTGCCACGAACGATCTGCGTGAACATGCCAAATGGTTCCTGAGACTTGGAGTCACAGGAGTGACACTTGGTTGTCTTACGCGCAGTAAAAAGACAATAGGTGCTACAGCTGTAGGCACATGGATGGGTAGCATCATCATGTGGGCTGAGTACCGAGCAAAAGTAAGAGTGTATCAACAAGAATACATGAAACGGAGGGATGCCGTTTCTTCTAGTATTGTGTGCAAAACCAGCACACAAGCAAAAGGAGCTTTTGTAATATCTTCAATTCTAGTTGGACTTAAGTTTTTCCACATGTGGTGGAAACAAAGAGAATTGAACAAAACAGATCCAGCAGCAATGTCACCCGACAGTATAAATTCAGGAGATTCATGGTTTGGAACTATGATGAAGAAACTTGGGGTGACTGTCAGCACAACGCCGACAGCAAAAAATGCCACGCACCAGCAGCTCAAAGACACTTTAATGAAGTCGAATGCTTTTTGGTGCGAGATCTCAGGACCTGGTGAGCACGCAACAAAATGCAACATATTCTTTCCTCGACAGAATGTTGCCTGGTTGCCGAAACATGTTATGTATCGGAAATCAGACATGCACAATGGGGAACTTCTTCCTTGGGTTGAAGTGACAGTATATCGTCACAACAATCCCGGGGGTAAGTTTAAATTCAAGGCAGATCCCAGTGTCTACACGACACTCGATCATTTGGACCTCATATGCATTTACGTGCCCAACTGTCCTTGTCTGCGTGACAAGATCAAATGGCTGCCAACAAATAGGCCGACAGGCCACACAACAGTTACCATGTTGAGTAGGAACAAAGAGAATGAAATTAGCGAAGATACATTCAACGCTGAGATGACTTCTGAAGCAGGACATAAATACAAATTATTTCATGGTGGGAAATACTCTACCAAGCTATCCGTGTTTGGGTCCTGCATGTCCCCCCTCATCCACGTGGATAAGGATCCCTGTATATTGGGTTTTCACATTGGTGGAGACCCTAATGCAGGAACAGGTGTTTGTCAAACCATTACTGTTGGTGACGCGCAAGCGATGCTAACAAGTTTGGGGAAACTCGCGGGAGTTGAATTGTCTTCAATTTCCGAAGAGATTCCGACTATGCAGTATGGGAGACCGATTTTGGCCTCCACTGAAGTCCACCCTTTGTCAATGTGCGCTAGTCTCGACGAGGAGGCGTACATAGACGTACTAGGATCTACACACAAACGATCAATGATGAAAAGTTCAGTTGTAGAATCAGTTATTTCTAAACATGTAGAAAGTGTTATGAAATTTCCTAGTGTGTGGGGACCACCTGATTTGATTCCTAACTGGAAAGCTTACAATGCGACATTGGAACATCTAGTCAATCCCTCTGACATGTTCATCCCTAAGGAGTTGGAGCGGGCCCGCCAAGATTGGTTGGGGCCTTTGCTTACTCTTATGGATGGGTACCACACCGATGAAGATTTCCGTCCCCTGAAAGGACGTGAAATAGTTATGGGTATAGAAGGAAAGAGATTTCTAGAACCGATGAAGATGTCAACAAGTATGGGATTTCCCGTGTTTGGTCCAAAAAACAAGTTTTTCAGAGACATTTACGAAGGTGGTAAACTAATAGACCGAGAGTTAAGTCCTTTAGTTAAGACAGAGTATCTTAGGATTAAATACTGTCTTCTTTCAGGAAAGCGCGCATATCCTGTTTCATGTGCTACTCTCAAAGACGAACCGACTGATGGACCCAAAGTTCGCGTGTTCCAGGCTGGAGCTGCGGCTTTTGGAATGCTCATTCGTGAGTATTTCCTACCAGTCGCACGGTTTCTCTCGCTACATCCCTTAGTAGCGGAGAGCGCTGTAGGCATCAATTGCTTCTCGCCTGAGTGGGAAGAAGTAATGGGCCATACAACGCGATTTGCTGATGACAATAAAGTTATCGCTTGGGACTATTCCAAATATGATGTTCGGATGAACTCCCAGATGACAAGAGCCGTTCTTAGCTCCTTTATTGATTTGGCCGAGCGTGGTGGTTATGATGATGAATCATTGACTGTCATGCACGCTATGGTAAACGATATCACCCATCCCTTGATCGATTGGAATGGTACGTTAATCATGGCCTACAACATGAATACTTCTGGAAATAATATTACAGTGAATATTAATGGAACTGCTGGTTCTTTGTATGTTCGCTTGGGGTTTTTTCATGTATATCCAGAAGCAGAAAATTTTCGCACACACGTGGCAGCGATCACGTATGGCGATGATTTCAAAGGCAGTGTGCATCCCTCGAAGAGAGACTTTAATTTTGAGTCCTTTAAGAGATTCCTTGCGGAATATGGGATGAAGATCACACTACCGGACAAGTCTACAGATGTAGTTGAGTTTATGAATGATGATGAAGCTGACTTCCTTAAGCGGAATTCAGTGTTCATCCCTGAAATTAATAAACATCTTGGGTGTTTGGATGAGAATTCCATTTTCAAATCTCTCCACGCCAATAGAAAGTCCAAAACGGAATTGCCCGAAACTGTTGCAGCTAGCTGCATCGAAACTGCTATGCATGAATGGTTTGCGTTTGGTCGCGACCATTACAACATGCGTGCAAAACAAATGAAGGAGGTTTGCGTTCTAGCAAACATCCCCGTTCCAGCTGTCCATATTACCTACGATGAGCGGGTAGACAACTGGAAGAATAAATATGGTTCATTTTAAATGCTTGCGTATATACATTACATTTTACATATTTTTACATATCTACATATATACACAATTTTTCCTTTCCAAATACAGCGTACGACAGATCCGCACAGTCTTAGATCTTCAATACACAGTGAAGAAGCCACTCAACAGCTTCTAGACCCGGACAGGTCGCTTTGGCATGAAGCACACCACAATGTGCCTTTAGCCGAACCAAATCAGCAAAAACAGCAAAACGTAACATTTGTTGACGAAATGCCGGGGGACGAGGTGGATTACAATTCCACTCTTGATCCCTTGCGTGACGCAGCAATGACCCAAGACGCAACACTCGACGAGTTTTTCTCACGTCCGTTGCGCATCTTTTCCACCAACTGGCAAGTTGGTGCCTCATTGAACGAAGAAATTTTTCCGTGGGCTTTATATTTTAGCAACCCACTTGTTTCTAATCGTATAAACAACTATAAACTATTGACTGCAGAGTTATGTATTAAAGTTGTTATCAATGGTAACGCATTTCATTATGGACGTGCCATGTTATCGTACACACCTTTCGTAGGGTATGATGACTTGACACGCTTGCGTGACATTCAAGCGGAATTAGTAGAGCATTCACAAAGACCTAAAGTCTTTATTGATCCAACCACTTCGCAAGGTGGCTGTTTGACCTTGCCTTTCTCATGGTGGCAAAACGCTCTCGATATCACCACAGGTACGTATGATGGTGAGTCGGTTGATAATGATTGGTACAGAATGGGAGTGTTGATGTTGAAGCATATAAATTTGCTTAAACATGCGAATGGAGCAGCTGACAGTGCTACCATTGACATTTTCGCATGGGCGAAGAACGTTAAGTATGCCATCCCAACGGGAAGACCTTGCGTTCTTTTGTCCCCGCAATCACTTATAGAACCCATGGCCGCTGATGAGTACACAGGAACCGGAGTCATATCTCGGCCTGCTACCGCAGTTGCCAATTTTCTTTCTAAAGTGAAAGTACCAATGCTGCAAAACTATGTTACAGCAACTGCAATGGCCGTTAAACTGGTCGGTGCAGTTGCCTCTATGTTTGGGTATAGTCGACCGATGATGTTACAATCATCCCGATATCAACCTAATACCAAACATAACATGGCTTCATCCAATTTAGAGGATGATGCAGCAAAGTTAACCGTAGATTCCAAACAGGAACTTACGATCGACCCCACGATATATGGAATTGCTCCCATGGACGAAATGGATATCCAATTCATTGCGTCCCGGGAATCCTA